GCCCCTATAGGTTATCAACTTAAAAAAACTGAAGAGGAAATAACAAATAAAACATTTGAAACAATCAAGGACGCTGAAAAGATTGTTGATTTTGAAAAGATGAGGAAGTTTATGAATCTTGCCTCAGAAAAGGAGAATCGTTATGACAATTAAAAGTTTTTGTATTTTAATTTTAATTATTTGTGTAAGTTTTACTTGTGGGGTTATTTCACTTGCTGCAGGTAAACTAATCGCACTTTGTGCAGGCTTATTGCTTGGTGGTGCAGCTATATTAGCCGCCACCTTTACAATTTATCTAGTAAGCCAGGAACGAAGTTTAAAGCGAACAAAAGAAGAGCTAGAACCCATTAAGAGTACCAGGAATAAAAATGGAAAATCGAAAAGAGTATAACTGCAAGAATTGTGTAAACAAAGGCAGCAGATTTTGTGCTTTCTGCACTACAGTTGTTTCTCCTAGTAATAGAACAACAAAACCAACAAATTACAAAGAAGAGCCAAACACAGCTTTCTTGAGAATACGCCTAAATATAAAAGAGCCACCTTTGGGAATAAAGCCACGCTATATTCACGAAGAAGAAAGAGCTATTGAGCTTGGCGAGGCGATAAATAGATATACAAGAGCTAAATTCCCTATCCCTATAGAGTGGGTAGAGGAATATAACGAAATTAGAGCTAGATTAAAAAAGCGAGATGATGAACGTTGCGGCGGCAATATACCACGTTAAAAGGAGTTAAAAGTTATGGCAAGACAAAAAGCATATTTTAAGTATGATATACCTACAAGTGTAGTAGATATTGTTAAAACTATATGTGTAGATTATAATCGCAGAGAAAGAGCTATCAAATATGGAACCATTACAGGCGAAGTGTTAGCTAGATATGTTGAGCTTAATGCTATAATTGATAAAGCCCTTGAAGATATTGAAGTGGGTGTCAGAAAGTGTCTGATAACCGATATTCAAAAAAAGCGTGGTTATTACTTTTCTGACGCACAATATTTAATGGCAAAATGCACTTATTATAGTCGCAAAAGAAAGTTTATATTCGATATTGCCAAAAGCCTCGCCCTACTATAATATATATTATTACTATAGTATATTATGTAATGTAATGTAGATATAAATATATATTATATAATAATAAAGCAGGTGCACTCTACTTAGCACAACAATAAATAGGGACTAAATAAAGTAACTTGTGTGCTAATATAGATAATAGTAAATGTGCCATATATCCATTGAGATTAGAGCCCTTATATTCCAACACGGAGTATTTGGGCTCATTTTGTTTTTATAAGGAGAGAAATGAAATGAGTCAAAAAAAAGAATCTACAGTAAAAGGAAAGAGAAATAGTAAAGGTCAGTTTCAAAAAGGTAACACTGAGGGGAAAAAGTTTGAGAAAGATAATGAGGTTGCTCTTAAGTTTAAAGAAGAGTATTGCGACTTAATTATTGAGTATTTTAGCAAGCCTCCTACAAGAGTAGAATACAAAGAAACTTATTATAAAGGCGAACTTACCTCAAGAACACCTATAATTTTACCTGAAGAGTATCCAACGTTTGAAAGATTTGCAGCTCAAATAGGTGTATCTACAGGGACTCTGAAAAATTGGTGTGAGAAGAACCGACGTTTTGCAGACTGTTACGCACGTGCGAAAGAGATTCAGCTAGGTAAACTTACGTCAATGGCTGTAATAGGTGTATATAACCCTATATACGCAAAGTTTGAAGCAGTTAATAATCACAATCAGAAAGATAAGCAAGAAGTTGATACAAAGGTTACAGGTGCTCCTGTAGATGAAAAGACCTTAAAGCTTATTGAGAGAGTGGAGAAAAGGTTAAATGCCGAACCAAACAAAGATAACGGCTAAGAATTATACTGAGTATATAGACAAGATTCGTAAAGCCGAATTTGAATATTGCAGAAATGACGTAGTTTATTGGGCTAACAATTATTGCGTAATAGAAGATAAAGACTCTCCTAATATTATAGAACAATTCCGTGCTTGGGACGCACAAAACCAGGTCTTAAGAGAATTTGAAGAGAATAGGTTAAACTTAATACTGAAAGCTCGACAAATGGGTATTACGTGGCTTGCAATATATTATTGTACACACGATTTAATATTCAATCTAGGACATACAGTCGTTGCTCTATCAAAAACTGAGGACGACGCAAAAGAGTTAGTAAGGCGTATGAGTGTCGTTCTCGACAATATGCCTGAAATATTGCTAGGTGGCGGCTTGACGTATTATAAGACTGCAACAGCTATTACTATCACAAATAGCAAAGGCAAGCTTATATCAACGTTTAAAGCTTTCCCTGCAAGCCCTGCAGCAGGACGTTCCTTTACAGGTAATATTCTGCTTTTGGACGAGTGGGCGTTTCAGGAATATGCTGAAGAAATTTGGACTTCTGCATATCCAACAATCAACCGTCCAACAGGTGGTAAAGTTATCGGTTTATCTACAATTAAAAAAGGTACACTTTTTGAGAAATTGTGGCTAGAAGATAACGCATTTCATAAGATATTCCTCTCAGTGTTCTCTGACCCTCGTAGAACACTTGAGTGGTATGAAAGTACTGCAAAAGATTTGGGAGTTAAGGTTAAGCAAGAATATCCTCGTACAGCTGAAGAGGCTTTGAGTAATTTAGGTGGAAGTTATTTCAACGAATTTGATTATAACGTTCACACTTGCACACCTTTTAAAATTCCTGAAGATTGGTCTATTTATAATACTATGGACTATGGTCTTGATATGTTTGCACATTACAAGATTGCCATAGATAACGAGAAAAATGTATATGTATTTCACGAGATATATAAAAGTGGCTTAATTATATCAGACGCTGCAGCAGAAGTTAAAAAAGCTGAACTTGTTGAGCTTGATGACGGAACTGTAGAGAGTTGGTATAGTCCTCGTATAAGACTTGCTCCTCCTGATATGTGGAATCGAAACCAGGAAACAGGAAAGAGTAGGGCGTTAGCTTTTTCTGAAAATGGTCTTGACTTGGTACAATCAAATAACGATAGAGAGGCAGGGTGGCTACAGGTTAAAGAGTTGATGAAGATTATCACTCTTCCTGACGGAACTAGAACAGCTAAATTAAAGATATTTAGAAACTGTCCTAATTTAATCAGAACTTTACCACAGCTGCTAATTGATGAAAAGAATTATAACGATTGTGCTAAAGAGCCTCACGAACTAACTCACGCTCCTGACGCTCTGAGATACTTTGCTATATATTGGACTCAGCCGCCTGAATCTAAAGTACGTAAAAAGGTCAGATATAGACCAGACCAACTAGAAGATTATTATAACGCACGTACTGAAGAAGAAAGGCAACAAATAATAAAAAGATATGGAGAACCTGAACTATGAAAATAGATTTAAGTAATACAACAAAGTTAGCGTTCTTTCAAGACTTATATCGCACAGCAAGAAATCAATCTGAAGAGCTATACGAGAAGATTGAAAAATATGTTAAACAATATAAGGGAGATGATGAAATTGACGGCTCAAACGTTAAAGCGAGTTATGTAAGAAATATTACATACGAGCTAATTGAAAGCCAGGTTACAAGCTATTTGCCTAACCCTGCTGTATCTCCTGAAATGTATAGTGAGAAAAATGAAAGAAACGCTAAAAGTATTGAAACGCTGTTAAAAAACAAGCGAAACAAATTACCTTTTGAGAAGTTAAATGATATTGATGAAAGGTTTAACCCTGTTTATGGTGGCTCTATATGGCTTGTAGAGTGGGATAATTCTATTACCACTCATAACACTGTGGGAGATATTAAGCTTAGCTGCTTAAGCCCCAAAAAGTTTACAGGACAACCTCATATTTACGATATAAAAGAAATGGAATATTGTTTCATTGAGTTTGAAACAACCAAAGATGATATAGTTCGTAGATATGGTGTAACGCCTGCTGTAGCAGATGAAACCGAATCAGATGAAAATGCAGATGAAGATACAGCAACTTTGTATGTTTGTTATTACAAAAACGACAAAGACAAAGTTTGTCAATATATTTGGTCTGCAGATACACAGTTGTCTGATATTGAAGATTATTACGCACGTAAATATCAAGTTTGTAAACATTGTGGAAAAAGAAAAGAAATTTGCACTTGTGAAAAACCTGAATATGAATTGATGAACGAAGAATATGAAGAGTTGGATAGAGATATTGCTCTTTCTGACGGCACGATTCTTCCTGCTATGTGTGTGGTAGTTAAAGACGGACAGGTTGTTACTGAAACACAAAAACAACAAGCTATAAACCCTGAAGACGGCAGCGTTATGTTAGAAGACGTAGAGGGTGTATTATTACCTAAAATGATAGACGTTGAAGTTCCTAAAATGGAAAAAACAAAACTTCCGTTCTATACTCCAAATATTCTTCCTGTAGTAATTCGTAAGAATATATCTGAAGAAGATAATCTACTTGGGCAATCAGATTGTGAGGCTATCCGCCACCAACAACAAGGCAGTAATAAGATTGAAACTAGAATAGTTGAAAAATGTATAGGTAGTGGGGTATTCCCTATGGTTCCTGAAAGCTTTAGTGGAGAGTTAGATAATTCTTTGTGGAAAAAAGCTTTTAGGACTAACCAGGCAAACGCAAAGCTGTTTGGTAGAGTTGATTTACAGGTTGATATTTCAAGAGATATTGCAGAGGCTGATAGAATCTACGACCAGGCTAAACGTATTCTTGGTATTTCTGACAGTTATCAAGGACAATATGATAGTTCTGCACAAAGTGGAAAGGCTAAACAAATACAAGTTAATCAGTCTGCAGGTCGTCTTGATAGCAAGCGTAGAATGAAAAACGCAGCTTATGCAGAAATTGACCAGATTATTTTTCAATATTATTTAGCTTATGCTGATGAGCCACGTCCTGCAGTTTATATTGACGAACAAGGTAAAATGCAAAACTATATATTCAATAGGTATGATTTTATTGAACGTGATGACGCAGGAGAGTGGTATTACAATGATGAATATTTGTTCTCTACTGACGCCTCAGTTGACGTAGATAAGCAAAGAGAAGTCTTGTGGCAAGAGAATAGGGCTAACTTCCAACAAGGAGCTTACGGCGACCCTAAGTCATTAGATACATTACTTATCTTTTGGCAAAATATGGAACGCACACATTATCCTTTTGCTCACGACAATGTTGAAAGAATCAAAAAAATGATTGAAAAACAACAACAAATGTTAGCTATGCAACAACAAATAGATACTCTTACTAAAGATAATCAAAACAGGCAAGAATATGAACAATATTTGTTGTCTAAATTACAAGGAGGAGTAAATAATGGCACAAAATAAGAAAAACGAATTAGATACAACGTATCAAACAAACCTTAAAGCTAATGCTAATACTCCAAACGTACAGCCAACGCAGGAAATTAAGCCTGTAACACTTGACACAACATATCAGGGTAACACAGAGGCTTTATATGGGGGACATAATGGCTCTTGGTGGCAAGAACAATATTCTTCTCAAAGTAATGACGTTACAAGGAATATGATTAAAAAGGCTGCTGATTATTACGGCTACAAAATAGATGAAAGCTTAATAAACAATCAAAATTTATCTTTTGGAGATAGATTTAAAAATGCAATCTCTGCAGGTGTAACTTATGCGAATTATATTTCAGACAAAGCAGCAAGCAGTAAAAGTGCTGCCACTACTACTTTAGGCGAAAACAATAATAGTTCAAAAGTTGTTACTTATGCCAGCAATCAATCTCAAACGCAAGAAAGCAATAACGCTACTCCTGTTGCGACTAACAGTGAACCTGTTGACAGCTACGAGGAGTTTTTGAGAAAGAGGGCTGAGGGTTATCAGGAAAATTATGATAAGCAAATTCAAGCTATTGAAGAGCAAAAACAACAAGCTCAAGAAATGGTGGAGTTGCAACGTCAACAAACTGAACAAAATGCAGAGAATGAAAGACAAAGAAACATAATCGACGCACGTTCTAGTTATGAACAAAACAAAGCCACTGCAGGAGCTAATGCTGAAGCTTTAGAAAGTATGGGACTAAATCAAAGTGGATATAGTGATTACTTAGAAAGTAAAGCTTATGCAACTCAAAGAGCAGAAACGCAATCTGCCAACGCTAATGCTGAGGCTATAAAACAAGACGCTAAGTATATTGC